AATATACGAATCTTGCTACTATCAAACTTTAGTTCTTCTTCTGGATGTTGTTCTGCAATGTACTGATATAAAAATCTTGTGTTCCCATAAATGTCAAAGTCAGGAACTTCTTTGTATTGTTTTACAAACTCTCTTGCTTCTGATATAGAACCAAATCTATGTGGTTCTACAGCATTTCCTTCTAGTGTTTTCCATTTAGAATAATTTTTTGAGGGCAAAAAAAGCGTTGGGTTAAAAGGAACCCGAACGCTATATCTTTCGCCATTATTATATCCCCTTACAAGGAGACGATTTCCTGCTTGTTCAACACTCGTATAAAACTTCATTCAAGAGACTTAATATAGTTTGCAAGAAGATTCTTGCTAGGTTCTACAATAGTAGTAATGTCAGATGATCTGACAATCACCTCAGAGTCATCAGAATGTTTTGGCCAATGACTTAAGTTGCCTTCACTGTCCACCTCAAAAGGTTTACGAAGTATACAATCAGGATCACCAGGTATTAGTTCTCCTTCTACTTCATCAACTTGGGCAACTATCCATTCATTACTCAGTCGCAGTAGATTCGCTGCTATCTCCATCAGTTTTTTCCTCGTAAAAAATTTGTTCTTCTTTTAGTCCAATCTCTTTCAATCTTTCAGCATAATTACCGAGAATATTATTGTCAGGATAGACGACGCTAATGATATGGTCACCACTAATCCTATGATCTTCGATAGGAGAGTAAGGACACCATCTAGAATAATTGATAGGTATAGTACCATCTTCATTCAATTCTCCGAGACCAAGTAGATATGGATATACTAATCTATATCCTACCACCTTCTCTTCATCATTTTTAACCTCACCAAACATACAGAGAACACGTTCTGCTGTAGATAGAGTGACGATTCTAATATTATGATTTGTTTTCAACTCTTCATTCATTAGTTAATTCCTTTTTTTCTTGAAGTTTTCTTTCGTAAGCATCTTGTAATCCTGGTTCGGGAGTACTGATTGTCATTACACAATCATATGGTATCTTAAACTGCCAATCAGGAGAATAAGGATTCCATTTACTGAATTTTACTTGGTATTCCATACCTTGCTGTTCAGTAAGATATTGTGGTGTGCTACCATTTAGAGTTAAAACATATGGTTCTTCCATGAGAAGACAGACACCTTTTTTGTTGTCTCCTTCTTCATCAAAGATTTCTTTTAATTCTGTAATAACACGGTCACCTGTTTTAAAGGTGACAACTGATACTGCCATATTATAGCACCTAAAATTAAATTTGTCAATTAAGATGGGATCCTTTTACAGATCCCATACCATTATAATATTGTTTTGTTAAATTGTCAATCAAAAATGTTTCTGACGTTTTTGTTTCTCTGGTAGTTCCTTCAACATCTTTATTGTAAGAAGACCATCTGCAAATTCTACAGATTCAACTTCTACATCATCTGCCAATTGCCAGTTACGTGAAAAGTTCTTATTAGATATTCCTTTATATGAATACTTTCTATCTTCCTTAGAAGATTTGTTTGCTGAGATCGTTAAAACATTCCTTTCACTTTCTACAGAAATGTCCCCTTCTGAAAATCCTGCAAGTGCCACCTCCAATATGGTTCTAGAATCAGATCCATTATAGATGTTTTAAGGAGGATAGTTTGTTCCTGATCCTGCAAAAGCTTCAAGTCTGCTGAATGTTTCATCGAGTCCTAGTGTGAATGGAGTAAATTGCTCCCATGTATAGTTTACCATTGTGTCCTCCGTAAAGCGACGTAAATTAAGTGACCCTTTCGGCATCACATTAATATTTTATAATTATAGCATAAAAAAAAGAGGTGTGCAAACCCCCAAAAACCATTACGGTTTCTACTCTTCTATTTCAAAGAACCATCTAATGTGTTTTATGTAATCAAATGTACAACCTATATCTTTATCACAATTGACATCATACTTCCTATCACATAAGAACGTTCTTAATTCCTCAATAGAATTAAACTTGCCTTGATGTCTTTCCTGTTCGTCGTAAAGATGGTACTTCATTAAGGTTCTTGTTTCTTCCTCCCTATATTATACTTGGATTCTAACGTCCAGTCATTCTTTTCCTTAAAACTTAACACTTTTATTTGATTTAATGGAGCAAGGTCTGAAATCTTTTCTTTACTATCGTCATTTATTGTTACTAATCCCCAGTCAACTAATAATTGCACGATCCTATTCCTGCGTTGAATGTCATTCAATGACAAATTAGTATTCTTACCATCTAGTGCGAATAATTCTTTAAAGTGTACGATATAATACTTGCCTTGTTTGTGGAGTATGTGACAAGATTGATATATCTTCTTTTCTTTTCTTGATGCTACACCTATACGTGTTAATGTCTCACGAACTTTTAAAAAATCATCTGGTTCAGATAATGAAACTTCAACCATATCGGTTTGTTTCCATTGTATCTCAAGTTCACCGTTCATGTTTGCCACCTTTGCTTAATGCTTTTTTTATATGATCTAACTGATTCTTGGTGAGGACTCTGAGTGCTTGAAGAGATTTATCGTCATTATAACCATAATACTCTTTTACTATCTCAAGATAATCAATAGAATCTTTCTTAGTCCAAGGAGAGAATCGCTTCCTTGGTTTCACACTATTTATATAAAAGTCATACTGCAAACGCTTTGGGAGATGGGGGTTTTTGTTCATCTCATTGGCAAACAACACAGTGTCAGTAAAGGAACTTAGACATCTGTTAATAATATATGTTGGATATTTTCTCTCCGCATCAAGATCATCAACCAAGATATTCTTTTTGGATTGATTGATGCTGTATAGGTAATCTTTTAGTTGGTACATTATTTACTTAGCAGTTACCCCAACAACTCTAGCATTGGGATTTCTCGCAAGAGCAACTTCACGTGCATCTTGATAGTCTTTAGCAATCACTTCTTCTTTGAATACAGTTCCTGCTTTGTATAGGGTTACTTCACACTTCATAATTAAATAAAACTAATTCTTTTCTGGATGCCTGTTCTTTATTATAGCATCCCGTAGACCTCATTGTGTAAGTGTGTGCAAATTCTGCAACTGTCCACTTCTCAAACCTATCTCGTATTAGTTGTGATGAGTTATATGATATTAGTATAGGTGATTTATAATCATCACACCATGATGCAAACTCATCATGATTAAATCCTTTATGCATATTTCCCTTACGGCCATAGAGATTAGATTTAATTTCATATGGTGGATCTAAGTATACAAAAGAATCTACATCATCAGAGAGCATTCTCTCATAAGATAAATTAGTTATCTTCCAGTTCTCAATCATACGTGAATACTCTGGAAGTTTTTCAATACCATTCATTGAAAAATTACTTTCTGATGCTTGCTTAGAAAATGAACTACTTTCTGTTAGTCCACTAAAAGAACATTTGTTTACAACATAAAATGATACAGCACGATCAACAGCATTTGCTACTGGTTTTGCTAAGTAGTCTTTACAATCTAGAAATAGTTGTTCAGCAGCAAATGGATTTGAATGTGTCTCTTTAAGTTGCACTAAGTTATCTTTAAGTTTATCACCATCTGATTGCAGTATCTTCCAAAAATTATACAATGGTTCATAAAGATCATTGACCCATATCTCTAGGTGTGGATACCTTTTACCTATCTCTATCGCTACAGACCCACCACCTAAAAATGGTTCACGAAATTCTGTGTAGTCTTTTAGATCAGGAATAAACTGGAACAGTTTACTCAATGCTCTAGACTTACCACCAGGATATCTGAGTGGTGTTTTGTACGACTTTAAACTTTTTACTTTTGTCTTCATTTCTTTCTCTCTTCATACTGGTAGATAAAGAATACTCCTAGTATGACCCAGAAAATAATTTCAAGTCCGTAATTGTTCATGGTTTCTTGCCCTCCCAAATAATTGCTTCAACCAAATAATTTCTTGCTCGTTCAATGCCTTCTAGATTATCACCCAGTGCACCTATACTAGTATTACATACTTTACATAAAAATCCACGTAGTTTTCCTGTTTCATGACAATGATCTAAAACTAATTGTAGATCTGTCCTACCACAACAATCACATGGAGTTCCTAAA